TTATTCATATCAACCACCCACCAGAGAAGGTTTCATTGAATCTAGAGACGATAGATCAAATATCCTCACCAAAGGATTGAAAAGAGGAACCGCACTAAAATACAAAGTTGGTGGAGGAGTAATTCTCCCCATGCCCAATACAGTAAAGGACACTTCGTCCGTAAGTTGGGAAGCAGATAAACTCAACAATTTGAGTGCTGCAGCAACAGGTTTAGTATCTCAAAACTTTGTAGGGTACGCTCTGGGTAATGCACTTTCTGGTCTTCCATTAATCGGAGGTCTAATCGGAGGAACAAGTAATCTTGCAATGCAACTCAAACTATTGACTGAAAGTGGTGCTGGAGGCGGTGCAAGTGCAGCGGCTGCGGGACTTTTAAGTGGTGTATTAAACAAGTATGGATTTGATATTAGTCCAGAAACCCTTCTCGCAAGAGGGGCAGGACTTGTACCAAACTCAAACATGGAACTCATGTTCCGTGGTCCACAAATGAGACAGTTCAATTACCAATTCCAATTCACCTGCAGAAGTCCACAAGAAGCGAATAGAATCAGACAAATTATTCGTTATTTTAAAGAATTTTCTGCGGCAAAGAAGGATGCTGGAGCAGTTGGTGGTGCAGAAGCAGGAGATCCATCGTTCTTCCTCGGAACACCAAATATTTTCACTATTAGATATGTGACAGAAAACTTCAGAGACATTCCAGGTGTAAATATTATCAAACCTTGTGCTCTGACAAGATTCGAAACAGACTACACACCTCAAGGTAGTTGGCAGGCATTTGATAAGGGTCAACCAGTATCATACAAAGTTCAAATGGACTTTGCTGAACTGGAACCAATCTACAACACAGATTACAATCAAAATGTCAATGCAAACCGAGTTGCCACTTTTGATGATTTTGGCAATCAGACAAATAAAGGCGATTTGAGAAAAATCAACGACGATTATGTAGGGTACTAAAAAATGGCAGTAAGAAGTTATTTCAGGTATTTCCCAAATCTCGATTACGTCTCCAGGCAATTAGACAGAAGTTCTAATGATGAGTATGTAACCGTAAAAAATATCTTCAAAAGACCTAGATTAAGGGAAGATATTGCCTCAGTTGCAACTGTTTATGAATACTTCACCATTCCTGGCAATCTTCGTCCAGATGAAATTGCAGATCGTCAGTATGGAGATCCAAACCTTGACTGGGTAATTTTAATCACGAATAACATCCAGAACTACCAGCAAGATTGGCCCATGGATGATCTGACGTTCAGAAAGTATCTTCTGGATAAGTATGGAGAAGAAGAAAACTTATATAAAGTACACCACTACGAAACCTCTGCTTTCGAAGATGGTTTTACGAGAACTGTAATTCCTGACGGATTAGTTGTCGATTCAAACTACAACATCTCAATATATGATCAAAAAACCAATCAGGAATTAAAATTCAACGACAACATTCCCGTTGAACAATCACCTGCCGCCACAGTAGATCTTCATGGAACCGTATTTGATGAAAATGGTGAAGTAATTTTAGGAACAGGAATTACTCCAATCACAAACTACAAATATGAATTTGACCTGAACGAACAAAAGAAAAATATCATCATATTAAAGAATCAATACCTAGGCGTGTTTATTGATGATATGAAAAAGATCATGAGATATGAAGAATCTTCCCAATATGTAACTGACTCTCTAAAACAAGGATATAATCCACGTTTGACTGGTATCTAATGACCTACGAAGAATTTATCAACAAGGGCACCGAATTCTACATGGATATGGTGCGATTGATTGATATTAAGATGAAATATCGTATGGCACTAAATGCACTCGAAAAAGAAATTAATGGTTATATTCAAGAATTTCAAGAACAGACAAAATTGAACGAATTGAGAGATAGATTCGAAAAGTGTTTGGAAATAGAAGAAGTAAAGGGGTTGTTGCCTGAGTCAGAAGACAACGAACCCCAGGCATAAAAAAATGGCCGGAAATTTTTTCCGACCATTTAGGGAATCAAAGATCGATTTTGGTATCAGTCTTCAGCGAGACGTTGGAAGTAACTCATCGCATCATCTTCATCCTCATCGGTGGTCTCCTCAACGACAGGAGCTTTACGAGTCGCAGATGCAGCGATTGATGCGAGTTCTTCCTCAACATCACCACGATCGTTGTCCTCATCATCAACCTCTTCGTCAACGGGTTTACGAAGTTGTTGTTTGTTGCCAAGGACAGCATCAAGACGCTTCTTCAATGCATCGTAATCCTTGAACTGATCAGGAGCAATGAAGGCATTCAGATCATGCAGGTTGTTATAGATCTGTTCGAGTTCATCATCATCCTCCAGCAAAGCACTGGGTTTTGCAAACTCGGAACTATCATAGTTCCAATAACCAGCAACATTCTTGATCTTCAGTTTGAAGTTAGCACCAGTCCAGAAATCAAAAGGATTGATGGGATCTTCATCCTCAAACTCAGGTTGCATTGCTGCAGAGATCTTATCAAAGATCTTCTTGCCAAACTTGTAGAGGAAAACTTTACCTTCGTTCTCGGGGTTCGAAGAATCCTTGACAACATAAATGTTGGCGTAATAGGACAGTTTACGCTTTTGTTTCCGAGCGATTTCTTTATCAGAATCCAGACCACTGTTCCAAAGAACACGATTGTGCTCGGAAACGGGATCCTGTTTACCAATAGTGGTCAGAGAGTTTTCGATATACCATCCACCAGGGCCTTGGAATGCATGACTCCAGAGTTGCACCCAGGGGAGATCGCATCCTTCAGCAGCGGGAAGGAAACGAATAACGGCATAACCGTTACCTGCCTTATCAACGGCAGGTTTCCAGAAACGATCATCCGTAGATGACCCACCCTTTTCGTTCAGTTTCTCCACCTTCTTCATCAGTTTGTCGGTGAGAGATCCAGAGCGGGATTGTTTCTTCAGATTTGCAAATGACATGTGTTCTCCGTATTTGTTCGTATTGAGTGGTATTGAACTTTTTAATTATATCGCCAGTCTTCGTCCTCGTCAACCTCTTCGGTCCAGCTTTCAGGCTGGTCCAACCTGTTTTCCAGATCCACAAGAACCTGAGTGAGGCTATCAAAGAAAGACTCAACTGGTTGACCCTCTTCAAGACCCAAGAACTTTGCAGATTCCATGATTCCTTCCTTCATCTTGACTGCCCTAGGGTCATCGGACATTTTTAGACGAAAGTAGAAGAGTTTTTGTTTTTCCAAAAGTTGTTTCATGAGGCGAAGATGTTCCTCTCTATCCTCTGGGGTCAGAGAAGCTGGATGTTTGAACATCAATCTCGCCATCTCATCTTGTAGTTCATTTAATTCGGTTACAGCGGCACGAACCACTGGGGAATCAAAAAAATCTGTCACACTATACTCTCCCTTAAAATCCTTTTGTATTCTTGGATGTCAATATTTAGAAAGGATTTATACTTTCTAATTTTAAAACTTACGGTTTCCCACACTGGGTCAAAAAGTTGAGAATCGTAGTCTTTAGCATAACCAAGAATACTATCCAATAATATCATGGTTTCAATTGATATGGCATTCTGAAGATGTTTCTTTAGAATGTCTGAATGATTACCGTTTTTACAAGCAAAGAGTTCATCAAACCTAGACTTCTGTATGAAAACAGACACCTCAGTAGCAAACATTGACTGAAGTGTCTTTATTTTATCGGACCACTCTGAATATCGGCGGTCACCAGTGTCTATAATCTGACCGATCCAGACTGATCTTGGGTCTTCTGCCTGACTAAAACTAGCTACAAAGTAATCATGTATTTCTTGATCGGTTTTCTTCCGAGACATCCTCTCGAAAAAATATCGATCCTTTCTTTTCTTAAATGTAGACTCGTTTGCCCGAGTCTTTCCCTTATACTTAAAAAAGTCATAACTATCTTTCGTAAAGTGATTCTTAAACGAAAGATAGGTTTTATATACATCAAAGGGCGTCATTCCATATTACAATGGTAGTTTTGCTCTAGAACTTTTCTTCAAGAAATTAAGTTCCATTGCCTCATTCTTTAACTTTTCCTTGAGGGGTTTAGAAATAAGTTTAGAAACAGAATCCAATTCAATATTGTTTTCTTCGCAGTAACTTACTATTGCCTCAATATAATTCAAGTCTGAGTTCAGAACAAGGACTTCAATGTCCTGACTAAACTTAGATTGGCACAAGAACTTCTCCTTGAGTAGGTCGTTAACGTCTTTCTCCATACTCTCCGAGTTTATAAGTGACGAATTCTTTAATATACCTGGTAAGAAGTTTAATATAGTCACCTTTGTTTCGTTTTTCATAAACAACACAGTCTCCATTTTCAGCCACCATAATGGTGACAAGTTTTTTCACGATTTCGCCTGTCATTTCATAGTACATACAGGCATATGCAGTTTCTTGAACAAAATATTGTTCAATCCATTTTTCAGGTTTAATTTTTTTGGAAGTCTTAAAGTCGATTACCGAAAGTTCTCCGTCGTACTCCGCAATGCAATCGACTCTCCCAGCAATGCCAAAATAGTCACTATAGAGTGACTTTTCAAGTGCATGTATATTATTTATCTTGTCCAGAGAATCCTTTGCCGCGAGGAACAATGCCATCGTGGAGGGGAGTGGATTCTGAGATTTGACATCCAAATTGAGAAGATACTTCTCAACTAAGTCGTGAAATTTAGTACCTCTGGTTGTTGAAACACGAGAAATACGATTCGCCTCTTCTTGTCCAACACGGGCTCTCCAATCTTCAAAGACTTTTCTATTATAGAAACTGGTGACTGAGGTGATGGAAGGCATAGGCCTTCCTCCAGGAGTTGTATAGTATCGTACACCATCAATCATTTTAGCTTCAAGATCAAAGTCTTTTAGCTTGTCGAGATGAATAAACATTATAAAGCAAGGGCAAGTTTAGTAACCAAGTAATTTCTCACAAGACCCGAACGCACAATGTCATCAAGTCCGAATTCAATTACACCGAAGTCTTCTTCCATGACTTCAATAATTCTCTTAAAGTCGATGATGCCATCTTTTTCATAGGACTTTGTAAGGTCCGTCTGAGTAGCATCACCACAGAAAATAATCTTACAGTTGTCTCCAACTCGTGTAATTATACTATCTAATTCATGAAAATTCAAGTTTTGCATTTCATCGACCAGCACAATGCAGTTATCCATTGTTGTGCCACGAATGAATGAGGTAGACCAGAAAGAAATAGTCTCCTGAGTCTTCAGGTTACCATACAACATTTCGAAATCGGCATCAGTAGCCATCTCAAACATGTACTTGACCATGTTCTTGTATGGGATCTGATACAGAGCAGCCTTATCATCATGATCTCCAGGGAGGAATCCAATCTCTCTGGTAGATACAAGAGAACGAACGATGTAGAGTTTCTCGTATGGAGTATTCTCATCCAGAACATCGCAGAGTGCCTTATAGAGACTAATAAAAGTCTTACCAGTACCTGCGGCACCATATGCAAAGATGTTCTTGCCCTCGTCGTAGGCAGAGTAGAGTTTCTCTTGATTCTCGGTGAGTGGTTCAATATCAACCAACATCTCACTGTTGATTGGTTTCTTGCGACGCATTTGTTTTGCTGTCATTCCCACTCCAATGGGATCGTCAGTCTTCCTCTTTCTTCTTGCCATAATTTTATCGAGATAGTTTGTTGTACCTGCCTCTAATACCAGCAGATTTTTCCGACTTTTTAAGAACTTCGTTCCAACCAGGATGAGTCTTGGACATTTTGTCTCTCCACTCACCGACTTCACCAACACCAGGGCAGGTACTGGGGTCAGAGAAATCTCTAACCCACTCGGGATTATCTAGTTTCCACTGGTCCCAATCATGAACACTCATGACCACCTCTTTAGTTTCACCAGTTACGGTGTTCTTTACAGGGTACGTTGCCATCAGGTCCACTCCAATGCTTCAGATACCACAGGGAACTGTTCCATAAACACTGCCTTACAAGATTCAGCAATATTCATGTGTTCTTTCTGAGTACCATGTGCAGAACGCAGATTAATATAATGAATCCATGAACGGCATGAGCCTGTCATGTAGATTCTTGTCGGCGTGCAGAGAGGCAATACATTACGAGCACACTCTTTTGCAACGCCAAGTCCAAGCATCTGTTGATACAAGGCTTCTGCACTACTAAACAGAGTTTTCATTTGTCTCTGCAGTTTATCCACAGTTTCGGGATCAAGATCGTCAATAGAATTCTGACGATTCTTTGTGTCCTGACGGCGAAGTTCAGGCAGAGGAATTTGACCCAACTGAGAACTGTCTGCATACCGCTGGGAAAACTCTTGAAATGTGAACGAGCGGTGCCTCAAAATTTGAGCCGCGATTGCACGGGTAGTCTCAATTTCAAGAGTCATAGTGGATTGTTCGAACACAGACCAGTGGTTGTGAACGATACAATACTTCAAGAGACCCGCATAGTTTTCATTCTCTTGATTTGCAGGATTCGAAACCCTGGCAATATACGCCATGGTTTTTTCTGCGTCAGGGGTAACACTTACTAGTTTTGCACTCATAATTAGTCTGGATAACCGTCATCATCATCTCTGCCTTCGAACCTAAATCCGAATTCAGACTCTTCTTTTCTCATGTATGCATCTTTATCAGCATACACTTCCGT